GTAATAGACTTAGACGATACCGATTGGTGCGACAAATGTGATAGAAGTATCTTTGATGAAAGCCCCTGTAAGGTATCAGAGAAGACAAGCGATTATATGTACAACTGGATTAGAGAGAAGTCCGGAAAATAGGCGAAGTGGGGGCGCCTTATCCTCTCCGACGAAGTCGACCCGCGCAAATTTAACAAGTGTTATGAGTAAACTACATTTCTACCCAAATCTAACCCCAAGAGAGGTTATAAAGAGAGGAGCCTTTGGAGGCTGCTACTTCGGCTTTCCTATAGAAGAAGATACTAACTTCGAATATCAGGAGCTATTTGATTATCATTTTAAAGACTTAGATACAAATCTATACTTAGGAGAGACTTATAAACCTAAATTGAATAAGTTTACGGTTAGATCAGGTATGGATTATGAGTATTGGAAGGCTATGAATTGGATGCATGAGAGAGATCCTTATGGATGGTTTGAATGGTGGTGTAAATACGAGATGGGTATAAGAGGAGAGGATGATGATAGGCAGATTAGTAGATGGCAGGACTTTACGGGTATGACCGGAAGATGGCGCCATAGAATCTATAGCATGATATATACAACAAAGGATTGGGATTCATCTCCACGTATACAGCAATCGTTATTACATTGGGGTTATGAGATTAATAGAGAGGACTATAGGCAATGGTGTTCCAGTAACTATAAGACATTAGAAGACGATGAGTGGTGTCATTATGGAGGATTACCATCACCTAAGGCCTATATGACGTATTAATAGAATAGATAGAGAGAAGGCCGGAGGGGGGAGGGGCCTTTATCCCTCTCACCGAAGGTGTCCCGCGCATATTGTCCGACCTTTCCTACCATAAGGAATATAGGACGGCCTTATTAGAGTTCTTTGACATATTGGAGAATATAATACGCAATCTAAGGAGATAACTGGATATAGATATAAATGGGTTCTGAGAGTGTATGACTTGGGTGACTACTTGGTATAAGGTTACAAGAGATAATCGGAGATAACCAATCTATCTAAGTGAGAACCATAAGCAATCCACCTTCATTACCATAACGTCTATTAAGAAAGATATATGTATATACCTATAGGTTTATATGATTATATGTTTATATGGATATATAAGAGGTTGTGTAGAATAAACAGAGTATAACGTAGTAAGGGTAGAATAGGAAGTAAATGCCCGTTTTTGCCCAGGGGACCAACTTTTCCTATAGAAATCTTTCCAGAGTACGGGCAACTATTTCCACGACTTTATTTCCGGATATAGTGAAATAAATACCCCAAAAGGGTGGCTTTTCTGCGTATAAGTCCGTATCTTAAGGTATATTAAAACAATAAGGGTTATGACATCATCAGAAATCAGAAAATCAATCAAGAGAGAGTTCTTTACAGCCATATGTGAGGCTTATCCAGGTACAGTAGTGGATCATTCAGAAGGCGGTAGATATGCCATAGATATACCTAATGAGGGTATGTATGAGATGTCTGGGGGTTCTTACTGGAGTATATGTACTTATGATATTCCTTGGGCTAATCCTTCTTTGGCTCAGGATGCCTACCATAAGAGGTGTCTAGCTACAGAGGCTAAGCTACAGGCCATCCTTGATAATATTGTAGAAGTATTGGGGAAATAACCAGTGACTTAGTTGGTAGTATGCGTTAAAGTTCGTACATTAAGGTATAAAGAGAGATAGATATGGAAACCATCAGATTTAATCGCCACGAGATCTTCACAGCCGAGGATCATGAGTTCTACAGCCAGACCATGCGTCAGGTAGAAGACTATTATATGTCTATTAACGAGACCTGGTATAATGCTCTGTATAATGAGCTTTGCGGTATCTGGGATGGTTACCTGTATTGGAACCTATTAGGTCAAGCTAAGGAGGCTGGCCTTCCGGAATCTATCCTAGAAAGGCTTAGAATTACTACTAACTTAATTAAAAAAGAGTTGGGGAAATAGTTGCTATTCTGCGTAATAGTTCGTATCTTAAGGTATATTAAAACAACAACGGTTATGGAAAATTCATTAGTTCGCATCACAGCACAGTATTTCGAGAATTATGGTTCAGCAGAGGCACCTCATTGGAAGCCGAAAGGTGGCCATGAATTCAGCCTTAGGGCTGATAGTGACTCATTCTTCTATTGTGAAGAGGAGTGTGTTAAGGCCATCAAGATGCTGCTTGCAGCTAAGTCAGGTGACTATGCTCGCTTTGAGTATATAGAGCATGAGTTGGTGTTCCAGGAGCCTGACCTCCTATCATCAGAGGACTTCGAGATGGCCTTACAGAAGGTACATCAGGAGTACGAAGATATGGCTCATAAAGCAGCTGCCTTTCTAGAAAACTAAAGTTGCTAGTATGCGATTAAGTTCGTATCTTAAGTTATATTCAATCATTAAAAAAAAATAAAGGTTATGAAATTCAATTATTCAAAAGACGTTATCGCCGGTATCAAGACATCTAAAGTAGCTAACAAAGAGACTAACGATTGTGTAGTCAAAGCAGTAGCAGCCTCTATAGGCGTTACTTACGATGTAGCTCATTCATTCGTTAAAGAGACCTTCAAGAGAGAAGATCGTAAAGGGGTCCTTAATAAAGACTTAGTAGAGAATATGTCTAAGCTATCTGAGGTAGGTGTAGCTAAGGTTGGTACTAAAGAGGTATCATTCGAGGTAATGCCTAAGCAAGCTATCACTAACATGTATAAGTTATATGGAGAGTTAATCTATAGACAGAAGACTGTTAAGAGCTTCTTACAAGACCATAAGGTAGGATCGTATATCGTTACAGTAGCTAAGCATGCCTTTGCTGTAGTAGATGGTGTACTAATAGACAATGAAGGTACTGAGTATAAGCCTACTCGTAAGGTACAATCAGCCTATAAGGTAGTAGATAAGACTGCCGATGTACAATTAAAGTTTTTAAGCCTAATATAATATCCATAAGACCATAACCCGACCGAGCCTATTGTGATGAGTAGGCCGGTCACCCTTCGGGGTCAAGTTGGTCAAGAGACGGTCATGGGTAGGTCAAGGTGAAGGCAAGGTGATATAACAGTGCCGGTATTGTTCCCTAAGACGGCGTGAGAGCCCCCGGGGGGGCCCTGTCTGTCAACATATTTCTGATAAATTTTGAGGTATAGTAATATATAAATATATAAATATATAAAGTATGAAATGTAAAGATTGTAATAACGAAATTAATCCACTCCGTTTAAAAGCCATACCAACTACTCGTGTATGTGTTAATTGTTCTTCTCAAGATAAGTGGCATGTAAGAACGGTTATATCAGGTAAGACAGAGTATTGCGAGATAGAAGTAATTAAGAATCCAGAGACCGCAGCCTATCTAGTTGGTTTAGAGAGAAAGGGTTGGGGATCTAATCTAGTAAAAGTTTCACGATAAAAAATAATAATATGTATCATTTACGAATTAACGACAGTAGTTTATTTTTCGAGTATTGGATGGATGTTGTGGACTTCTTTATTAATGCCGGACTTACTCCAGAAACCGAATACCTTAATACTACCGAAGGTCATAACTTTTATCTATTTCAGATAGTAGGTATGGGTGAGTTATGGATTACCAATGAGTGTATAGTTGAGATGGGTGATGAATATGTCTCAATTGAATTAGAAAAGATCCAATTTCATAAAAATTTAACTAAATAACAATATGTCAAAGAAACTAATTGCAGCCTTTCTAACGGCCTTCGTCATTACAGTATTTATCCTTTCTTTTTATTTGGAACCACTACATGCTATTGTAGAAGCAGTTCTTATTGTCTCACTCCTATCTATGGTGTCTTATATGTTATATAGTCTTATATACGGCATACTAACCGTAGGAGAACCCAAGGACAAGAAAGACTATTACTTATAGTCGGTTTTCAAAATAACCTTTTTGGTATATTTTCAGAAAGTCTCCGGAATTTTTTTCGGAGAATTTTTTGTGTATAGGGGGTATATTATTTCAATACCTCCCATGCACATTGATAGCAGAAGTTATCCTCTTTTATTGGCCTTAGACACATTTGACATAGCATCGGCTCTTTCAAGGGTCTTATCGACGTCTGTTCTATTGGATCTAAATTCTTTTCGTTTTTCGTTTCTTTGCTTATTGAATTCAATTCGTCTTTCATTGTCTTTCTTTATCGCTGATATATCTATCTGGATATTCTTTATCTGGTTATACATCTTTATACTGCCTATGATAGCGACAATGGCTACGACAGTTACTAATACTAGTGTGAACATTTGATTTTGTTTTTTATTTAATTTAATCAGTGGCCTTAATCTTGACTACCACTTTCTTCACTAATGAAGGGCCTTTTCTATGCGGTAGACCGGGTGAATGTACTTCTCCTGCCGGAAGATAACAGAATTTTCGATTATAAAGAGGAAGAATAACAGTAGGCATTGCTTCTTTATAGTAGAGAGTAACGTCTTTTTCTTCATCATAGTTAAACTTTACCTTGTTTAACTTGGGGTTGTAGTACTCTACCGCTTCTTGACCTTCTAAGACCATATGGAGATCGTCATAGATTTCGTGAGACTCACACAGAGAGGAGTGACCCGTCACATAAGAAGAGATAATAACCGTACAATAGCCGAGGTCCCGAGTACCGTCTTCAGAATCGCTTGATAGACTAGAGAGATAGTCTTGTATCGAAGAGAAATTAGACCTTCCTTTAAAGTAGTAATGAAGGTTAGAGAGATCATCGTAGATCATATAACATGGATTTGAAGAGCGGTGACCCGGGAGTTATCGACTAATCTTTTAATATATCTTTAATTTTCTTATCACGTACCTCACAATCATGAGCATGTAGGTGTTGCCACATATCTGCCTTTAGAGAATGAACCTGAGAGGTTAAGGATTCAAATACATTTCTTTCTACATCTCTTAGACCATCACATAAACTTAGGTAATCTGACTCTAAAGACTTAACCCTCTTTTCCAGATCTTTCTTCTGCTCATGTTGTAGATAAACAAAAGCTAGAGTAGCTCCTAGTAATAAAAATAACACTTCTACCATAATACTTTAATTTAGTTGCCTTTCAGCATATTAATACTTATACTTCTATATAATATACGATATATTTATCAAAGAAGCAACTATTATATGCGAGTAAATGAACAAATTAGACCCGAATAAACTTTTTAACATCTTCAATGCCTCTGATGAGACTATATATGAAGAGCATAACATACAACATTTGTTCGAAAACCCGTATGTATTAATGGGTATGGTGGTGAGAGGGTTAGAGAATTACTCTATCATCGATGGAATGTACATGATGAGATATAAGGAGCAGTATGAATCTGTAAGAGAGACTGTTAAGGAACAATTTTATAACCGCCTCTACGCCTATCTCCTTAGGATTAACCTTAAAAAGTTTGAAAACATCTATGTCATTACCGAAGAATATGATAAGATGGGAGTATTCCACGCCCTCGACCACCTACTCTATTATTATCAAGAGAAAGAATACTATGAGAGGTGTGCTGTAATAAAATCTTTTGATGATTTATTGAGGAATACAATGACTCCTCCTATCTACGACTACAATGTTGATAGTTTATTGCAAGAATTAAAGCTAAGAGTTGATTAGAATATAAAATTTTCGGGTCAAAATGCGCGCGATGCGCGTGGGGCCTTCGGCCTTCTTAAGGTATTTCGCAGGCACGCTCCCTAACTCCTTCATTCTCAATAAAAATCTTTGTTATTCACTGGCTTAAAGTTGTTTTTCTGCGGAATAGTCCGTATCTTAAGGTATAAACTAATTTAAAAACATGTATATGAATTTAACTATTCGAGAATTAAATGAAATCATCTATGCTTTAGGTGTAGCTGAGTACAAGGGAATGTTTGTAGATAAAGAAACAAACTTTTCTGCTGGAGATAAGGTAAGAAATGAGCTTGATAGGGTGATTAAGGAGGGTGAAAGTCTAAGAAAGGCTACTCAAATCACTTCTACCGAAAAAGTACAAGAAAAAACCACTTCTACTAAAGTGATTACCCCTATTACCGATACAGGTTCAGAGGTTGCAGACTTTTTAATTGCTGTTACTGCTCACCTTCCAGAACCGACAGAAGAAAAACCAGTAAAAAAAGCTAGCTTTCCAGGTGCAAAGAAAAGTAATTTAATGGATCCGGAAAAATAATTTACAAAAGAGTGGCTATTCTGCGTTTTTTTATATATCTTCAATAATATATAAGATATTAGATATAATATAAAGATATTAAATAAATATATAAGATATTAAATATATAGATATAAATATAAAGCAGGGGAATCCTATAAAAAAAACTAAGTTATGTTAAGTGCCGAACAAATCCAATCAAATTGGGATAAACATATTAAGATTATTAACCATTACATTGGTGGTGATCGTAAAAATAGCGTATTAGCTCTAGTAGAAACGTTAGCCGAACATATGGTAATGGCTCCTGCTAGTAGTAAATCATGGTACCATAATGCTTTTCCGGGTGGATACATTGACCATGTTAATAGAGTTGTACAATGTGCCGTAAAACAAAAAGAATTATGGCAGTCTATGGGAGCTTCTATTGACTTTACCGATGAAGAGTTGGTAATGGCAGCTATCTTCCATGATCTAGGTAAAATTGGTGACGGAGATAGGGATTGTTATATTCCTCAAACAGATAAATGGAGACAAGATAAGTTACATGAAATGTATACTCCTAATCCTGAAATCTCGTTTATGCTTATTCCGGACCGTTCTCTTTACATCTTACAGAGATTCGGTATTAAATTATCTCATAATGAGTATTTAGGTATTAGGCTACATGATGGTGTGTTTGATAAAGCTAACGAAGCTTATTTCTTTAGTCACAACCCAGACTCTCGAATGAAAACTAACATTGTAAATATTTTACACTCAGCAGACTTTATGGCTTCTAAGGTAGAATATGATTTATGGAAGAATAAAGGAGGAGTTACAGAACCTAAAGTACAAAAAGCTAAAGCCTCTACAGGACGCCCTGTTAATTCATCAGAAGGTTTATCAAACTTAATTAAAAATTTATAATATGATTTGGATTATATCAATTTTAGGGCTACTTCTAATTGTATCAGTGTTTGCAATATACAACCTACTTACTAAAGTAGAGAAATATGAAGATGTTATACAAGATCAAGTTAAATACTTAAACAATATTTCAGCATCTATTGCTGAAGCAAAAATGCACCTACAGAAGTTAGACGGAGAAGGAACTTTTCAGTCGGACGATGAGGTCGGTTATTTCTTTAAACAACTACAAAACGTACAAGAAGAGCTAAACCGATACATGCTCCCGACTAATTATGGCCAGAACCAAAGCGAAAAGTAACTACTTTACAAAAGAGACAGAAGACTACATAATCCTCTATAATACTTCCTCAGATCACGTTTATAGAGCTAAAATATTCACAGATCATATCTATATGCCGTTTTATAAACTGGCAGAGAATATAATACATACCTTTAAATTTTACTATACCGACGTAGAACATATTGAAGATCTCAAACATGAGATCGTTTCTGTTTTATTAGAAGAGAAGATTATGAAGTTTGATGCTACTAATGGAGCAAAGGCTTACTCATACTTCGGTACAATTGTAAAGAGGTGGTTAATAAACTACAACAATAAGAACTATAAAAAATTAAAGCAGATAGGATCCTTCTCGGATGTAGAAGAGTGTTATGAACCGGATTTAGAAGTTGACGGACAATTTAAGATGTCTTTATCAGCATTCCTAGATATGTGGATAACAGAAATGTACGAAAGGGTAGATGAATTTTTTCCAAAAGAACAAGAAGCTAAGATAGCAGATGCAGTATTGACTATCTTTAAGACTAGACATGATTTAGAAATCTTTAAGAAAAAAGCGCTCTATATTTATATTAGAGAGATGACTGACTGCGAAACACCTCACCTAACTAGAGTAATATCTAAACTAAAATCAGAATTCTATAACAAGTATTTTGAGTATAGTGAAAACGGGTTAGTAGTCAATATTCTCGACTAACCTATTTATTATTAAAAAAGTATGAGTTTAGATAAGAAAATTTTTGGAGAAACCTCTCTTGCTGATTTATTTCAAGAGATACATACTAATTCTAAATCTACCCGTTCGCAAGTTACTGCTTTGATTGCAGAATTAAAACCCTTGATTGAAAGCATAGGAGATGCTACATTAGTAGTACCTATGATAAAAGAATATATGGAGATTGGTGTTAAGAATGATGAAGCTTTAATTAAACTAGCTACTATTATTCAACGAATTGAAACAGGTCAATCAAAAGGAGAAGAATTCGATCTATCAGAATTAGCTGACTTATTACAAGAAGCTGAGACGATTAATAAAGAAGTAAAAGAAACAGACGATGGCGACCAGTAGAGCAGGAACAGGAGCAGGAGCAGGCAGCGGAGCAAAGGGATCCGGAAGTAGTTCCGGTACTTTTTTTGGCCGTGTAATAGATATTATCT